TATCGCATGCTCTACGCTTTGGGGCAGGAGTCGCAGTCCACCTGTCGAAGCTTAGACCCAAAGGAACAGAAACAAATAAAGGACCTGATACTTTGGTTGCATCAGGACCAACATCATTCGCAAAAATCTACTCAACATTAAATGAAATACTTAGGCGCGGAGGGACGTACCGTAACGGTGCTTGCGTCCTCCATCTTGATATTACTCACCCCGACATTCTTGAGTTCGTGCAAGTCTCCCGAAACGAACTCCCATGGGTTAAAAGATGCGTCGACCTTAACAAAGCCGACTGGTTTTTACTCAAACCTGAAGTCAAAGAAGCAATTATTAAAGGAATTGCCAAAGGAGACATTTGGCTTAACAAAATAAAATATGACAATGACGGAAACAGAATCTGGAGCAACGTCTGTCTTGAGGTTTACTTGCCCTCACGCGGAACGTGCCTCTTACAGCACCTTAATTTGTCAGCCTGTCGTATCGGCGACATACGCAAAGGTATGCGTGAAGGCATGTCCGATTTGTGTCAGCTCCATGGTAGGACAGGGATTGACAAGTCTGGAGAGTACCTTGCGCCAGATATCGATAGGCAAGTAGGATTCGGACTTTTAGGTCTAGCCAACTTTTTGGCAAACAACAACATAACTTACGCCCAGTTTGGCGAAGCTCTTGAAGCAACTAACAATGCTGAGAGTTACGAAGGTTACGCAGGATTAGCTGCCCGCGAACTTTTTCTGGGCGTACAAGAAGCAGCTAATGTAGCAAGAGAAAACAACATGGTTAGAGCATTTGCTATAGCTCCAACTGCCAGTTGTTCATATAGAAGTAAAGATCTTCATGGCTTCACTGCCACACCAGAGATTGCTCCACCTATTTCAAAAACAGTGGATAGAGATTCAGGTGAATTTGGAATAGAAAAAGTTGAATATGGCAACGTAGAGATCGCATCCGAAGTTGGATGGGAGACATATAAACGAGTAGCAGATCAAATCATGATTATGCTAGAAAGAACCGGATTGCTTCATGGCTATAGCTTCAATTCTTGGAGTGACATGGTGATATATGATGAGGCATTTATCGAAGAGTGGTTAAAATCACCACAAACTTCGCTCTACTACAGTCTTCAAGTAATGAGCGACGTTCAAGATAAAACGGACGCTTATGCAGCCTTAGATGAATTAGAGGTTGATAATTATTTAGGAGAAATATTTAGTAGGGAACCTGATCCTAATTTCAAACCGGATCCAGCAATGAAAATTGAATGTGACTGCGAACAATGAACCCCTACGAAAAATTATTAAATAGAAAACGAACTTGGACACCTGTCCAACCTACAAAAGGAAAAGTAAAAGAAGGTGCTGAAGAAACCATCTTGCGTGCTCTCGCAATACGTCATATGGAGCTACCAGTTGGAGAATTTATTACACAAGGCTTGGAGAAAGAAGTCCCGCAGTCAGCGAGGACACTTCTTGAGTCAAACGTTAAAGACGAGGTCAAACATGATATCGCTTTGGACTTCATTGTTAAGTCCCGTGGTGCTAATCCAATTGCTGAAAACGAAGGAAAATTATTAAGAGATGCTTGGATACAACACCCAGACCACACCATTACAAAAGCCTTGGTTGCAGAACGAGCTGTATTTTTTGTTCTACTTCCTTTCTTTCGCTTTACTGGTGATGCTGCTATCCGAACAGTATCGGCTGATATTTCCAGAGATGAACAAATCCACGTTGCAACAAATAGCCTTGTTTGTGCTGAGTTGGGTCTTCGTCCTAGTAGTAGCTTGGATAAGCTTCGGAAGGCAACTATTGCATGGGTAATGGAACCCCTTAAAGAAAATGCAACCGATAAATATTTGGACAAAAAATTTTGGCTGGATGCGAGTGATCGGTTGATGTATGAAGGCAAAGCTCCACAGCTTTCTGCCACCAAATCAGCTCGTATGCCAGCATTCTTTGAACATGACAACAGGAATCTCCCTAGCTACGCTTAAGTTACATAACGAAAGATTAGATAAGTTAATCGTCAAGCTAGAAGAAAACTTCGGTTGGAAACCTATCCATCCCAAAGAAGATGTACAGACAATTATGTACAGAGCTGGTCAAGCCAGCGTTATTGAATATATAAGATCCATTATGGACGAGGAAATTTAATGTGTTTATTTAGATCATCACCAACACCACCACCACCACCTTTACCACCAGCACCGCCACCACCATTACCACCTGTAGCACCTGTTGATCCTCCATCTCCAATAATGAAAGATGTAGATCCACAAGTAAGAAGAGCTAAAAAAGATCGTGGTAAGAAAGCAGCTAACACTGCGGCTGAAGGTACTGGTGCATTAAGAATAAAACTAAACCCAAAAATAAATACAGGTATGGGACCGGGTAACTCTGGAGGACTGAACTAATGTTCGCTCGTGAGAGATACAACAAACTGACTACAGATCGACGTCAATTCCTAGACACAGCAGTTGAATGTTCTAAGCTCACGTTACCTTATTTAATACAAGACGATTTATCTTCGCACCCTACACATGAAACTCTAAATGTTCCTTGGCAATCGGTAGGTAGTAAGTGCGTTGTGACATTAGCAGCAAAGCTAATGCTCGGCACGCTACCTCCCCAGACAAGTTTTTTTAAATTACAAGTTAGAGATGACAAGTTAGGTGAAGAGATACCAGCAGAAGCAAGGGCAGAATTAGATCTTTCCTTTTCCAAAATGGAGCGAATGGTCATGGACTACATCGCTGCATCTAATGACAGAGTTGTTATCCACCAAGCATTTAAACATTTAATTGTTGGTGGTAATGCTTTGTTATACATGGGAAAAGATGGAATCAAAAACTATCCACTTAATAGGTATGTCGTCAACAGAGATGGAAATGGTAACGTCCTAGAAATAGTTACAAAGGAATTGGTAAACAAAGATGTTCTTGGTTTTGATGTAAATACAGAAACCCCGAACTCTGTAGTTGATGCTTCTAAAAGTGTTTCCGATGAGGTCGAAGTTTACACGTACGTGAAACTAGATAATGGCAGATGGGTATGGCACCAAGAAGTACAAGATAAAATTATCCCTAACACACGTAGTTCAGCTCCTAAGACTGCAAGTCCTTGGCTCGTCCTGACTTTCAATTCGGTGGACGGAGAACAATACGGACGTGGCAGGGTTGAAGAGTTCCTTGGCGACCTTAAATCTTTAGAAGGTTTATCACAAGCATTAGTCGAGGGAAGTGCTGCTGCGGCAAAAGTAGTTTTCTTGGTTTCTCCTTCAAGTACAACCAAGCCTGCAACAATAGCGAAAGCCGGTAACGGTGCAATTGTTCAGGGTAGAGCCGAGGACGTTCAAGTCGTCCAAGTCGGAAAAACTGCTGACTTTAGTACTGCTGCAAGCATGGCTCAGAATATAGAGAAGCGATTACTAGAAGCTTTCCTTGTAATGAATATAAGGAATGCAGAAAGAGTAACTGCTGAAGAGGTGCGCCTCACACAACTCGAATTAGAACAAAGTCTAGGTGGAATCTTTAGCTTGATTACTACCCAGTTCTTAATACCTTACCTCAATAGAAATTTATTAGTTCTACAAAGAAATAATGAAATACCTAAGTTACCTAAAGATGTAGTTAGACCTACCATTGTGGCAGGAATAAATGCTTTAGGGCGAGGACAAGACAGAGAAGCTTTAACAATGTTTGTACAAACTATTGCACAGACATTAGGACCAGAAGTATTAATGAAATTTATTAATCCTACTGAAGCTATTAAACGTTTAGCTGCTGCTCAAGGTATTGATGTACTTGGTTTAGTTAAGAGTGAAGAAGAGATTATGGAAGATAAGCAACAATTAATGAATGAACAACAAAGCCAGACTCTATTAGAGCAAGCTGGTCAGTTTGCAAATTCAAAATTAGCTGACGGACAGAACCTAGAAACATTACAACAAGGACAACAAACACCACCACCAACTGAATAATGGCAGAAACATTAACTATGAATGATTCTCCTGACTCTGGAGAGTTGACTGCTGAAGAGCAGGATTCTCTACAAGTTGGAGAAGAATTAGTAGCCCAGCAAGAACAACTCTTAGCTGGTAAATATAAGAACGCTGAAGATTTAGAACAAGCTTACTTATCATTACAAAAGAAACTTGGACAAGAAGAAACAGAAGAACCAAACTACGAAGAGAGCGACGAAGGATATGCAGAGGAAGAAGGAAGCGATGAGGAGGT